ACACGCTTCGCAGGCGGATAGAGATCGAGAAATTCCAAATGATCGTCAAGTTTGTTGCGATGGTGGCGGCGCGCCACGTTGTCCAATTCGTTCGTTTCTCCGCGGAGGTGGTTTGATGCTGCCTCAGCGCAAGAGCCGAAAAAAAGAAGGTCCGCGACGACAGCGCGAATATGTTCAGCGTTTTTGTTCGTGCGGGGCTGTAGCGACCTATGTGATGCAGGTCCAGTGGCGAACGATCGGGCCTGGTGCTCGACGCAATCGCGAGATGTGGTGGGGCAGTGCCGTGTCTCTTTGCGGAGATTGTTCGCGCAAGTTCGATCAACCGACTTATCGAGATGGCGCGTTCTTCGGGGGAGAAAATGCCGGCAATGTCCTTGCCCATTGTGATACCCGGCAGCGACCGACAACGGAGGGCGCGCCAGCAACACCAACAACGGGAAAAACGGGATGACACAACCAAAAGATAAAAGGGCGTGGGTCAGGGTCGGAGTGAACGGAGCTAGTTGGACCGAGAGCTCCCGCCGATCGAGCCGGCCGTGTAGCGAATGTCGAGTGATGACCAGGGGGCGAATTGAGAAGAAGCCTTACTGCATCGATTGCGGAATGAACCGGCTCCTGGCACCCCTGCGCGCCGTGGGATCACTAATCCGGGGGCTGGCCGAATGAACCTGCAAGACGAATTTCGTGTATTCACGTCTCCCCTCCCCTCCGTAAGAGGGAGCGAGACACAATGGGCGGGAGCGGAGCGACCCAAAGCCGAGGTTGACGACAGCGGCCGCAGGGATGCCCCCCAAGCTCCTCCGAATGCCAAAGTACGTGCATACACGTATCGGGGCTCCAAGAGTATCGACCTGAAATTGCGTGAGCAGGCTGCTAGGCACGGTTTACAGCCGGGATCCCCGCGATGGCGGGCCTACGTTCTCGGCACGAAGGCGGCGGCAGCAAAGAAGAGGCGAAAGCGGAAGGTTACCGGAGGCGAAGCTAAATGATTCGCATTCGGGAACTTCCGAAAGAGCTCATGTATCGCAACCGCTCTCCGCGGCGGAGCCCACGTATGCCTCGCACGGAGCCCGCGAAGCGTTCACTTGTTAACTGCATTCAACTTGAAACAAGTGATACAAAACATCGCCCGGAGACGATGGCGGAGAAGTTGGAAAGGAGAACTGCCATTCAGAGATACAGGGCCGCTAAGAAGTATCTGCATAAAGAGTTGAAGGAGTCTCTCGGGATCGTTGCTGTTCGGAACAAGTCGGAGGGGTTGGCGGCCGATTTGGCGGGGGTTGATCTAGGGGATAAGGGGTCGTGGAGTGCTGCTCGGGATTATCGCCGGGTAGACGCTTGTCAGAGCGAATGGGTCGGTTTTCGGGCAACGTGTTGCAGTTCTAAGGCGATCGCGGTTCCGATCGGGTGCAATCATCGGCTTTGCCCGCTTTGCAACGCGGTTCGGCTGGAGAAGTACCGATCAAAGGCGCGTGAGATATTGGGCGCCATGCAGTACCCCACGTTTCTAACTCTGACGGTTCCGAACAAGGCTAAGCTCACGAGACACACCTACAGAGAACTTCGGTCTTTTTGGAAGGAGTTCTATCGCCGGAACAAGTCACTTTTGGGTGGAGGGGTGTATTCAATCGAGACCACGTACAACCGGGAAGATGGAAGCTGGCACCCGCATATCCACATTGTTTTTGATGCTCCGTGGCCTACGCGCGGGATAAAGAAACCGATGTTCATTCTGTTGAAGAGGCAGATTGAGTTTTTATGGTTGAGAATCACTTCACCACAAGCAAGAAAGGCTTACCGTCGCGGTGAATTTGAGCGTTGGAATCAGGATTTGACTCAATTTTCGCAGGGCTCGGAGTGGAATCAGAAATTTCGTCGGGTGATCGATATCAGGCCGGTCAAAAGCGAGTCTGGTGCGGTTTACGAGTTGTTGAAGTACATATCGAAAACGAATCGATTCCTGGATGTGCCGGAGGCTGTAGAGGGTTATTTGCGGGCCGTGCGTGGCGTTCGTGTCATTCAGACTTTCGGCAAATTTTACAACATCAAGTTTGAAGAACCGCTATCTCAAAATGATCTGGAGGCGATGGCGGCCATGGGGATCGAAGCTCCTCTACAAGGTGCGGTTTCTTATTTCCATTGTGACTGTGGGCAAAACAAGTTCAAAGGCATCGGCTTTTTTTCCATGCATGACGTAGAGATGGACGAAAAAGGGCACTGGTTTGTTAAGCACGGATTTGAAGACAAAGGGCGATGGTCGAATCGGCAATTGCATGAGCGGCTTAAGTGTCGCGGCAGTTCAACCAGAAGGGAGCGGGGATGGCATTTATCGAACGAAAAGTGATCGAGATTGACTGGTCGAAGGAGAATGAGGGCCTTGAGATCATGGGGCGGCTTGTTGCGATAGAGACGCTGCAATATCGGGACGGGCCTGGACTGGTCTACGTCCTCGACAGTGAGAAGCGGAAGGGCGAGGTGATCCGTTTCCGTGGTGCTACGCGGTTGAATCAGCGGATCCACAAAAACGATATCGGCAAAGTAATCATCGTGAGGTACAAGGGCGAGGACAAATCGAAAGAGGTTCCACCGGGGATGAACTTTCCGAAGGACTTCACGGTCGGTGTCGATGAAGACTCGATCGATCAGAAGAAGATCACCGACCTCGACCTGCCCGAAAATTTTTGAGGCTCTCAAAAAGGCTGCCCGCTGCCATTTACGAGATGGCGGCGGGCTGTGACAAGAAACGCACCATTAACCTTGAGGAGATTTAAATGGTTGTCTTGCATCTAGACGATAGCACTGCAGAAGTGCGTGAACCAAAAGTGAGTTCCTTGTTGGTCATCCGCGAATTAATGCAGATTCTGGGTCTTCTGGCCGGATCCGCGGCGATCCTGGGGTGGATGTACGTATTGGAAAGGTAAGAGTAGGATTCAACCGAAACCCGCTCAAACGGAGTTTCACAAACGTCTACTTGGAGACCCCAGGGCTTAAAGAGTTCTGGGGCATTTTTTATTTGCCGGATGTGAGGGAAAATCCTAGCTGGCTTTTTTGCGTAGAACCGCTATGGTTGCGATGAATGGTTGGGAAGGAGGATTACTTCAGGCGCTTATAAATTGTGTTTCGATTTGGAAACCATCCGTTGTAAAGAACGAGTGTGTCTTTATCGAGAAGCATCGTGTTGAGGTCGACACTAGGTTTTCCGGCTTCATCGGAAATGATCTCGATCGAAACGGGAGTTCCTTCGTCCCACCAAGTGGCAGGGTTGCGTTGTGCCAAATGCAAGTCCTTCGTAAGCTTGCCATCTACGAAAATCTGCATGTGCCCTTCCAACATGCAGCAATTCTGTGCAACTGAGATTGCTTCGATGGTTAATCGATGTTCAACATTTCCTTCGATGCGGGACCATATTTGGGTTCCCGGCTTCATTTCGGCATGTCCTCTTTCTAGTGCCACAAAAGGAAATGCAATTGTGCAGATCAATAATGCAAACAGTTTTCTCGTCATTTAAAATTCCTTCATCAAACTACAAATCTACAAAAATACTTTGCTGCAAAGCGGAAGCGGGTTATAATCCGATTGGGCCACAGAAAACATTTCTTGGACTGTTTATTTCTACCTTTCTCGGTCTCCGGTCTGAGTGATGCAGGGGTTGTGAGCTGCGAACTCCACCCCTTGAAGCCCAATCCTTCCGTCCCCGGCCGTTCGGCTAAATTTTTTACGAATTAAGTTGAATGGTCGGCCTAAAGGGATGCCTTCGAAATCCCTACTTTTACAACTAAAGAGGTCTGCTCATGCCCCATCCCGTTCTGATAAGGGAAGGGGATGAGAGAAGCTGTGATCTATACGCGAGTATCGAGCAGAGAGCAGCAACAAGAGGGATTTTCGTTGTTTGCTCAATCGAAGTTGCTCCGAGAGTATGCAACTCAGCAAGGTTTTGAAGTCGTCCAGGCCTTCGAAGATGTAGAAACGGCGAAGGCCACAGGGCGCAAGCAATTCGGCCGGATGGTGGACTTCTTCGAGCGCAATCCTTCCTGCAGGACGCTCCTGGTTGAGAAGACAGATCGTATCTCTCGCAACTTTCGCGATGCGGTGACGCTCGAGGATCTCGAGCTTGAAGTTCACTTCGTCAAAGAAGGGCAGATCATCTCGAAAGAGGCGAAATCACAGGCTGTTTTGATGTATGGTTTGAATCTTGTGCTTGCGCGCCACTACTCAAACAACCTTCGCGAGGAAGTGAAAAAGGGCATGAGAGAGAAGGCGATGCAGGGCATCTATCCGGGCAGGCCTCCCTTCGGTTATCGCAACAACAGAGCGGATCGAACGGTAGAAGTGAATCCTTTGACGGCTCCAATAGTGGAGCGGATCTTCGCTTTGTATGCGACGGGAGAGCATTCACTGACGACTCTGAGAAAAGTCCTTGAGCTCGAGACAGGGCGAACGATAAGCCGCAACAATCTTCATCTGATGCTGAACAACTGTTTCTATGAAGGGCTGATGCAATGGAGCGGTGAAGTGTACCAGGGGCGGCATCCCGTCTTTGTTGATCGTGAGCTGATTGAGCGGGTCCGCGAGGTCACGGCAAGCCACAACCGGGCGAAGTACTCGAGGCGAGAGGTGGCGTTTCGTGGTCTGATGCGATGCGCTTACGATGGCTGTCTGGTGACGGCCGACGTGCAGAAGGAGAAGTATATCTATTACCGATGCACCGGAAGCCGCGGCAAATGCGGGCTCCCGCGATTAAGAGAGCAGGACATTGTTAATAGGATGGGCGAGACATTGAAGGGGCTCCACGTCCCGGAGGAGTTCGCGGCCGAGGTCATAGCAGCTCTGCGGAGGGAAGGAAAGGATACAAAGGCCAATCAATCACGTTTGCGTGTCCGGTTGGCCGAGCTGCGCGACTGGATGGATCAGGCATACTCCGACAAGGTGGCGGGGAGGATCCCGGAGCATTTGTGGGAACGTAGGATGAAGGACTGGCAGGAGCAGGAGCAGCAGATCAAGTCAAAGATGAGGTTGGATGCTTCGGTGTTGCGTGACAGGGCTACCGATGCACAGAGGCTCTTCAGCCTTGCAAATCGTGCGTATTCGCTTTATCTCACTCATGACGTCCTAGAGAAAGCGAAGCTGTTGAAGGTAGTCCTGGCCGGTTGTTCCATTGATGCGGGCAGTGTCAGACCGACCTATAGGAAGCCGTTTGAGATGATCCGCAAGAGAGCGGGCCTGGAGGAGTGGTCCGAGTATCTCGCCGGCGATCTCGATTGGTCATCTGGTGTATGGGCGTAGGATCAGGGCTATGCCCATCTGCAAAAAACACGGTAAAGAAAAATTTATCTGGGAGCACAGACCAGTGGGCCGCGGCGGTGTGCTCACGCGAGTCGGTTGTGTGGATTGCAAAAGAGAATTTGATGTGAAGATAGCCAAACAAACGGCCGAGTTGAAAAGAAACTCGGCTCCTCAAAAAGTTATGGTGCCGGTCACTCCTCGTGGGACCAGGCGGTTCTTTTAAGCCATTTCACGGCCGTGAAATGGCTTAAAATTGACAAGTGGCTGATTCGCTTATAGTGTGCCTGCCATGCCAATCCTCAAATCTCCGAGCATCTCGCCTGTTCCTGACGGAAACAGGGTGTCTGTGGCATACGGGTACGATGGCAACGAGCTTGCGATTGGGCCGCAGGTTGGATTTACAGGGCAGTATTTGAAGTACTCGCTGGATCTTCGTTCTCTCATGATCCCGGCAACAATGAAGGGATTGAAAGCGATTCAGCTTTGTTTCGTGATTACTGGCAACACGAATGCGGCGGTTGATAAGTTCATCCAAACCGGAGTTCTCTTTGTGGTTGTCGATGGGATACAGAACTTTGGTTTTGAAGTGGTGCGGAATCCTGGCAACGTGCAAGGTCCAACAGAAACGACTCTGACCGCAGTATTTCCAGTCCAGGGCAACTCTTCCAGCATTGTCGATTTCATTCTTCAGCTACCAAACTTTGTTGTAGGAAACGTCTTCGCAATTCTGTACGTTAACTTGTTTGATTTCGATGTGCCTCCATTCATCGCCCCATCCCATACGGTGTTCTTAGATCCTCTCTAGGAGGTTGAATCGTGGGCCTATTTGGTGGAAACGATAGCGAGCCTCAGAGCGGAGCCTCTCGCCTCATGGCGATGATGGGCGTGGATCCGGAACTGATGAAGAAGAGTATTGAAGATTTTATGAGCGGCCAGAGGATGCTCCTCGAGCGTATCAACGAAAACCAGAACAGGCTTGAGGCCGGAATGATTCGCCTGGAGAGCTCGGTCTCCTCTCTGGCGCAGAAGCTCTCTTCGTTGTTGGATCCGGGGACAGGTAACACAGTGGAGCTCAGGACCGCAGAGGGTGAGCGGACCGGAGTGCTCGAGACTACGGAGCGATTCCCTCAGAGGCTGGTCGATGAAGTGATGCAGGGGCCACCAGGAGGAGCGTAGATGGCTGACACACACATTCACGTTCACAGCGAGCCCGCGGCGGTTGTAGTCGATCCGGTTGCGCTTGAGCCAACGGAATCTCACCCAACTCCTGAGGAGACGGAGAGCGAACCGGGTCAGGCCGCGGATGACGGCAAGGAGGAGCTATGGCGGACAAGTCTGGAGAAAGTACAGGACGCGATCGAGACGCTCAACACGGAGCTTCAGGAGACGCGGGGCAAGGTGGACAACCTGTCGCAGTCGTTAACGGAAGCGGTGGGGGAGCGCATCAGCCAGGCACACCGGGAGGTGATGGATTTGTTAACCCAAAGGATGTCAGATCCGGAAAGCCAGCAGCCGGAAGACCCAAAGGATCCAAAGGAAAGCACAAGCGAAAAAGTAGCGGGAGAGTCGGAACCGACAGAGGCGAAGCCCGCGGATCCGCCTCCAGCTCCCCCAGTGTCTCCCGAAAGACCGCGACCGAAGCGACGAGCGATTTAAGCGGTCTGCTCTTTTCTCTGCATTTGATGGGGCGGGCTATTCTCAACGTTGAATCGCTCGCTATCTCGGAGAGAGAGGCAAAGGAGCTTGCAGCGTCCATTGTGCGAGTCTCCGAGCTGTACGATCTTCCGCTCCTGGACGAGAAGACGCGGGCGTGGCTCGGGCTCGGGATGACGATGGCAAGCGTCTATGGGACGCGGATCGGCGCTTGGTACATCGGCGAGGAGCGCAAGCGCAAGGAGCGAAGGGCAGCCGCGGCCGCGGCGAAGCAGGCGGGGCCGGAGATGGTTTATCCGATGGCAGTAGGAGTCAATTAGCGGATGAAGAAGACAGCGAAGAAAACGGCCGCGAAGAAGACGGAGCGGGCCAGGCCTGGGCCGAAATTGAGAGTAGAGGAGACGAAGACGATGTTCTTTGATGAAAACAACAGCGCAGAGATTGAACGGATCCTCGAGACGGGCAAGAGCGTGGAGATTCCCGCGGCGGTGGTTTTTGCTCTGGTCCAGGATGAAGGCTTTGAGGTGCAGACGGATGACGGTGCAACCTATATAGGCATTCCAGGTGATGCGGTGGCCTATGACGTCGAACGTAAGCGGCTCCTCTTTCTCTCCGCGGCTGAGCTCGAGCAATGCAAGCCTGTAGAGACGGGCTCAGACGGCCATGTTCATCAATGGGTGGCAGGAGCTCTCTCGGGTGGCTTGCTGATTCGGACATGCAAGGTAGACGGTTGTGGCGTGATGGAAGAGATTACGCGGGAGCAATGGGATGCTCTTCGTCAGTCGGAGCAATATGGCAACTGAGCAAATCACGTTACCGGGGGCTACGGACCGGACGGCGGTTGTAGGCCGGACGGGATCCGGGAAGACCTTCGCGGCGGTGTGGCTGTTGTCTCGCTCGGACTTTGAGGTGAGGCCGTGGGTAGTCATCGACTACAAAAACGATTCGCTCATCAATGCGATTGAGCGGGCCGAGCTGATCGGCCTGGACACGATCCCGGAGGAACCGGGTATCTATATTCTCAAGGTTCTGCCTGGGGAGGATGAGGAGGAGCGGCTCTCGGAGTGGCTTCATCGCGTCTGGGAGCGGGAGAGTATCGGGATCTATGTTGATGAGGGTTACATGATCGGCCAGCGTGACAAGTGGTTCAACGCCTGCCTGACTCAGGGCCGGAGTAAGCAGATTTCGATGATTGTGTTGTCGCAGCGTCCCGTCTGGCTCTCTCGGTTTGTTTTCAGTGAGGCGGATTACTTCATCGTGTTCGAGCTCACGCATGACAGGGACAGGGATGCGGTTCAGGCTTATGTGGCGAGCTCGGAGCGGGAGCGCATGGAGGCTCCGCTCGAGCCTTATCATTTCTGGTTTTACGATGTGGCGGGCAAGCGGCTGACGGGCATGAGGCCTGTTCCGGACGGCGCGGAGCTCCTCGCGGCGATAGATGAGCGGCTCGCGGCAATGCAAGCGGTAGAGGAGCCTGTGGCGCGTATGCGGGCTATCTGATGAAGGGAGGGTAGGAGAACAATGAGCGAAGAGAACATTCTGACGTGGAACTTTCCTAACTGGGTGTCCGTGATCTTAATGTTTGCTGCGGGCTACTCGGTTCTGATTCTCGGAACAAACTTCATCCGCAACCGGAGGGCGGCGTAGATGTGGGCCTTCATTGCCTCGCATCCTATCTCGGTTTCGGTTTTGGCCGTTATTGTTGTTGTTTACGTAGGGTCTGAGCTTTTGGGGCGTTACATCAATCATCGTCGAATGATCCCGGCGAAGAGAGGAGACAAAAAGTAAATGCGAATTGTTAACCTTCGTCTTTTGTCGCACCCGATTAACTATGTGACGATCCTTGCGATGATTGCTCTCCCGGCAATCGCGGGCCACTTGTTGTTAGTGCTCGCGGGACAGGATCCAGGAAGCAGGGAGCAGAAGACCTCCGCCTGGACAGCGATGCCGGCGGGCCAAGCTCCAGGAGAGGAGCGGGCCGGGGCCATCTCTCCTCAGTCGGCTCCAATTGCTATCAACTCGGTCAGGTAACACAAGCTCGATTGATTTTCTTTGAGGTACTTCGATGATTAAGAAAAGCGTGAACAAAATTCCTCCACTTACTAGGGAGAGAGAACGATGGCGACACCGAACGTACCTCAACAGCAGCAGCAGAAGATTACGCCTCAACAGCAGGATGCGATGGCTACGCGAAGCATCCTCTCAATCGCAGTGGACCGGATCCAGCAGGTGGCGAGCGTGGGAGTCTTTCCAGCTCAGAATCCCGTTTTGATTGTGCAGCCGCTCAACGTGGGGCTCATTAAGCGGTTCACGATCCAGGTCACAGGGCAAATCTCAAACACGGGCACGGTGCCCGTCAATCTGACGGACTGGGGGCTGGCGAATCTCTTCGGCCAGAACGGGGTCCAATATACCGACCTCAACAATTACCTCCGGGTTAACACTTCGGGGCAGCATCTCACAAGCTTGGCTCAGGCGAAGCGGCGGCGGGCCTATGGCTCCACGATCAATGACAATGCAGTAGCGGGAAACAATCTTTCGAAGATGACCAACGTTCCGCCGGCGACGTGGCCTGTCTTCACAGCTCCCGCAACCATTGCCAATGGTGCGAGCGGCAACTTCACTGCCTATTTTGAGCTTCCCCTGGCATACACGGACGACGATCTGAGGGGCGCGGTCTGGGCGAACGTGCTGAACGCGGTCCAGCAAATCACACTCACGGTCAATTCTCAGCCGATTACGGCGACTCCGGCAGATAACAATTTTGCTATCTACTCGGGCGCGGCCGGCGCTGCAGGCTCCATCTCGAACTGCATGATTACGATTTACCAGGAGTATCTTGACCAGCTTCCGAAGGCCGCGAGTAATGGAGTGGTGACGACAATCCTCCCGGCATTGAGCCTCTCGACGGTATATGAGTTGAAGAGCACACTCTTCAGCGCCATCACTCCGAACCAGGAGTTTTATATACCGTATGCGAACCAGAGATCTTTCATCTCGACCTTCGCGACGTTCAACGCGGACGGGACGGCGACGGGGCGGGCGACGGGAGCGAACGTCATCTATTGGGCCTTGCTCTCAGCTAATGCAACTTATGTCTGGAAGCTGGATCCTCTGACGGTGGCCTTGAAGAGCAGGGATCATCTCAACTCTGATCTTCCCGCAGGTACGTATTACCTGCCGTCACGCAGGAAGAATCTGGCTACGCTCCAGTATGGCAATCTCCAGCTAACACTCAACGCAAAGACGGCCACGCCTAACGGTTATTGCAACGTCGGGTGGGAGGCCTTTGCTCTCCAGAACACACTCCAGTCCGGCGCCTCGCTCTCGAGCGGCGGACAGTAACGGCGTTTTTCCTCGTCATCGTTTTGGGGGAGGGTGGTGGACTCCTCCCCAGATTTTTAGAGAGAGGCGGGCGTTATGAACAGCAACGGGCAGAGCGACCAGGGCGGCGGCTACAGCTCGGCGTGGGATCTCTTCGACAAGACAACGGATTGGCTCCTGGCTCCGCTTCAGTCGGACTACTTCAATCTCGAGTACGTCATTGTGGCCTTTGTTTTTATCGTGATGTTTAGTTACATCTGGTCGAAGTTCATCCGGCAATTTTTAGAGGCGGTGTAGGGCTTCATCTCAATACGGAGGTTTGAAAAGATGCGTAATTCCTGGGTTTTCCTTCTGGTCGTCTTCGCGGTGGGCTATCTCATCGGCGTGAAGTTTCCCGGAACCGGGCAGACGGTTCTCTCAAAGGTTTTGCCGAGTGCAGCGTGAGCCAGAGCTCGGCCATCGCGTTCTACTTCCTCGCGGGCTTCGTCATCTTTGTGACGATGCGGGGCAGGTTGCCGAAGTACGCGGCGGTGATCGGGCTCGGGCCGGAGGCGAAAAACTAGATGCCGTGGCTCTTCGCAGTTTCGGGGGTGGTTTTCATCCTGGCGGGGATCCGCGGCAAGTCGGGCGAGCTGGTGACGTTGCTGGAGGAGGAGTTTACAGGCAAGCCAAATTTTATTTGGTGGGTTCTGGCGATTCTTTCGATTGGTGCTCTCGGTTATGTGGATGCGCTTCGTGTTTTCTCTCGTGCTCTCCTCGGTCTGGTGTTGCTGGTGTTGATTCTCGCGGAAGACAAGCAAGGGAGCGGCGGCTTCTTTGTGGAGTTTGAGAACGCAATAAAGCAGATTTCAGGGAGTTCCTAAGATGACAGACAAAATTTTTGCTGACGTGGTGGTGGTGGCGACGGCGATTGTGGGGCTCGCGACCTTTGCAGTCTTTCTCTCGAAGAAGGCGGACACGGCAAACGTGATTTCGACCGCAGGGACGGCTTTTGGAAACGTCATCAAGGAGGCCGTCTCGCCTATTACCGGGACGATCTAAGGGGGAGGAGCTATGCTGACGATCATCTTTTTGGTTTGTGCTTGTCTCTGTTTCGTGTTCGCGGCCATCTGGTATCCGCAACCGGCACGGCCAAACCTTCTGGGCCTGGGGCTCGCGTTTTATATGCTGTCGATACTTGTGCAGATCAAGCATTAAGGGGGATGGAGAGATGGGTGAACAATTGATTGGCAATGTGACAACGGTTCTCCTGGCGATTGTCGGCATCGCCTTTATCGCGGTTCTGGTGAGTCGCAATGCAGCGACTTCGAACGTGATCCGCTCGGCGGGCAATGCCTTCTCAGGCGGACTCCTGGCGGCGGAGGCTCCGGTTCTCGGCGGTTCACTCAATGCAGCCGGAACGTACTCGAGCGCGGGCTATCAGTTCTAATACGCTCGAGCATGGAGGCGCGTTATGAGTTTCTTTAATGTATTCACGCGGCCGCGTTACTCCTCGGTGGAGTCGGGAACGATTAATCACGTCCAGGGCGATACGTTCGATCCTGGCGCGGAGGCCTTCGGGACGCTCTCGACGATTGGGGATCCGCTCTATGAGCTCCGCGTCTTCCCGCAATGGAACTTTACCCCGCTCGAGGTCTACCAGAGCCCAATGGTCTTCCAGGAGCTCTCGCTGCCGGCGGATCTGCCCGCGGGCTATCCGTTCGGCGGAATGCGTTCGACAAATCTTATTCACGAATCCGATTACCCGGACGTGACGGGCGACTACTTCAGCTAAGGCGGTGTAGCGATGGCAGAGCTAAATCTCAAAGAGCTGGTGAAACAGCATCCATACGCGACGGGCGGAGTGGTCATCGTGGGCGGGCTCGTTGCGTTCTACCTTCTCTCGGGCTCACAGTCGCAACCGTCTGGGAGCTCCGCGAGGAGCTCGAGCGGGGGAGGATCCTCCACCGATTACTCCTCCGCTCTCGCCTACAATTCGCAGATAGCGCAATTGCAGGCAGCGCAGGAGCAGCAGCAGACCGCGGCGAACGTGCAGCTCCAGCAAGATGCGTATCAGGCTCAGGTGGCGAACAATCAGACGGCAGCGAGCCTCCAGGCGAACAATGTAAACACTGCGGCAAGCCTCGCGGCGACTCTCGCGCAGCTCCAGGCGAGCACGGCGCAGAACAAGGACACGCTTGAAGCGCAGACGACACAGCAGGCGAATCAGCTCGTGTACGCTCAGAACATTCAGCAGATGCAGGACTCGGTTTTGATGTCGCAGATTAATGCGGGAGTGCTCGAGAACGCGAACAATAACGCGACCGCGCTGGCCGGAACAGAAGCATCTCTCAGCTATCAGACCTATCTTGCAAACCTCCAGGCGCAGGTTGCGAATCACGGAATCGACGCAAGTCTTTCCCTTGCTCAACAGCAGGAGGCGGATTATCAGAGCAATACAGCTTATGTGCTCTCACAGGCGGGAAAGAGCTACAACACAGCGAACGACGCGAATAGAGCAACAACGCTCTACTCTCAGGTTCTCGCGGGTGGGAATCCGGCTCCAGTCATCGCGAATCAGCAAGGGCAGACCTCTCAGAACATCGCCAGTAGCAACGCTTGGACGAACGTGCTCAACACCATCACGCAAACAATCGGAAAGACGGCCTGAGCCATGAACAGAAAAGATATTGCTCTCTCGGTCGGCGGGATCCTGGCAACGATGGCGCTTGCCTATGTGTTTTACAAGCGGCAGGAGGGGCGATCGGCCGCGGCCGAGAGCTCGAGCTCTGCGACTCAGGATCCGATGAGCGCGGCGTATTACGACCAGAGCGGACTCTTCGACGGATCCGCTCAATATGCCTATGGTGCGGCTCTCCTGGCTTCCATGTCTGTGCCGTCGACCAGTTCCACAACGCCAAGCTCAGCGGTGGCGGGCTCGGTCGATACGTCATCCACTACGGCGGGCGGCTACGATACCAGCGGCTCACAAGTGACGACGGTTCTCACGGACCTGTTTCACGACTACATGAGCTCGCAGCAGCAGCCGCAACAGAGCTCCGACTTCTCGAGCCTGGTGATTCCGGGGGTAACGATGGGAGGCGGGCTCGACTCCTCGCAGATTCCCACGACAGCGGCCGCAGCTCTGGCGGGCTCGGGCGCGATGTTGACGACGACAGGAGCGACGGTTGCTCAACAAGCTCCAGCCGCAGCTCTTACCAGCGGGCTTCATTTCAACCATGTTTTAGCGGGATCGGCGAGCTAGAGGAGCCATGTCTACAAAGGGAATCACGTTGCCACCACTGACGGGCGATACTTCCTGGATCGACAATCCGACAGGCATGGAAGGCCTTCCCGTTCCAGTGGCTCCGGCGCGGCCGAACTCCGGAGGCCTTCCGTCGCTCCCGTCGATTCCCTCGGTGCAGGATGTGGCGAGCAAGATCGGCGGAGCGGTGAAGCAATCGGCGAACGCGATCGGCAAGGGCGTGGAGTTGGCGATGAAGGCGACGCCTCTCGCCGGCTGGTTCGGTGTCGACCTGGAGGACGTGGTCTTCATCCTCCTGGGCCTGATACTCCTGGCGGCGGCGGCATTTTCATTCAAGACAGTCCAGACGGCGGGGCGGGAGTTTACTCGGAGTGCAATCAAATCAGCGAAGGCCGCGGCGGTTGCGGCGGAGGTGTGAGCAATGGCAACAAATTTTTACGACAAGAACGAGAAAGTAGTAGCGGAGATCGATGATGGCGGAGTGATTTTGTCCAAGGGCTTACAGATGAGCGGAATTCTGGAATGTGCTGGCGGCAATATTATTTTTCAGGATGATGGGACGAACGCTTACCTCCAGTTCAAAGGATCTAATGCGATGGGAACAGGCACGCTTCTGTTCCAGGCACTAGACCCAACCGGCACAATAACCAATAACGCTGGATGGCTGAGTGCGAATGGTTTCTATGCAAACGGCTCGCTATCGTGCGGTGGCGCAAAACCTTTCATCATTCCCTACCCGGACGGGACTCCCGATAAATTCCTCATCCATTGCTGCATTGAGTCTCCCGAGAATGCCCTGATGTATCGCGGCACGGCAACGACGGATGAGACAGGCTCCGTCACGATCGAGCTGCCGGATTACTACGAGCTCATCAACTACCCGGAAGGGCGCACGGTGCAGATCACGCAGGTCGATGACGCGGTAGATTTCTGCATGTTCGCGGCCGGCGCAGTTGTCGATGGGGCCTTCACGGTGCGGTCATCAGTTCCAGGTGCTTCATTCCACTGGCAGGTGACCAGCGTCCGTTCTGACCTCGCTCCTCTGACTCCGGTAGTGGATGCTCCGGACGCTCCCACAGCGATTGGAACTTTGAGAGAGTCAGCCGAAAAAGAGCCAGCTCGTTAAGTTGGCTCTTTTGATTCATTGGAGCGATGGTGAAGATTTTTATTTACACGATATGAAGGTTGCATTTATGTTTTGAAAGTTCACGAAACACGCTTCGCAGGCGGATAGAGATCGAGAAATTCCAAATGATCGTCAAGTTTGTTGCGATGGTGGCGGCGCGCCACGTTGTCCAATTCGTTCGTT